GAGTTCATAGTTTGTTCTCTACCAGCTGTAACTCTTTCTGTAGATGCTTGAGCAACACTACCTCCCGAAGAAGGTGTAGATGGCGTTTGTGTTGCAGCTGTTTGCGAACCTCCACTACCGCCAGCTCTAAGCATAGCTACGATCGTTGGACCTCTTCTACCAACCTGTCGAAACCAAAGAGAGTTTTGCATTTCGTTTGCAAACGTTTCAAAATCACCTCTTGCTAAAGCAGCTGAGGCATTCGGGAACCTTCTATACCAAGCATTACCCATATTGAATGTTAGATCAATTATAGCAGCTTTACCCGAATCATTCGCTTTATCGAAACCTGGTATTCTTTCCGCTCCTGCTTTGTGTTTCGCGAAGTCCTGCGCGAACAAAGCATCTATTTCTTGATCAGAGAACGTTCTGTTCCATTCAGCTGGTAGCGATCTACCATCGCCTATAAGATGCCCGTATCCGACAGTCCAAAGACCCAAACTATCTTTGTATGGAGTGTTTCTTTTTCCTTCATGCCTTTTTATCATTTCCATAGCCTGCTGGTCACCGCCGGAGAATGATGGAGTTGCTCCTCCAGTTGATGCAGCAGAAGGAGCATTTACACGAGTTGAATTGCCGCCACCAGTAGGTGCTGCAGCTGGACCCGCGCGCACTGGAGTCGCATCAGTTCCGGTAGCATTTCCACCACCAGTAGGCGATGCCGCAGGACCTGCACTTATTGGTGCAGTGTCAGTACCTGTGGCGTTTCCTCCACCGGTAGGAGCCGAAGCTGAACCTGCACTGATTGGAGCGGTGTCAGTCCCAGTTGCATTACCACCACCAGAAGTTGCTGCAGCAGAGCCTGCGCTGATTGGAGTTGCGTCAGTTCCAGAAGAACCAGCAGGTGGCGCTCTATTCGCGCTCGCGGGAGGCGAAGGTGGAGGTGGAGCTGCAGCTGAAGGACTTGGTCTGTTAACAGGAGAAGCAGCCGGTCTTAATGTAGCACCTTCGCCTTCAAACTTGATAAGACCTGCTTCATAACGAATTTTATCAAAATCATAGATGAGAGTGTTACCCTCAAGTCTTATTGCATTGAATGACTCAGGGAGCTCGGCTTGCTTCGATGGTTTAGTTTTTTTGTTTACGTCACCAGCATTTTTTTCTAATACATTCCATCTAGATGTTTGCTCGCCAGTTTCTCTATCAGCTGAGACTTGTAGTTCCATCATCGGAACTTCTTCTTCGTCCGACTCAGATTCTGTTTGTATTTCAGGTGGCGTTTCGCGCGGACCAGCTGGAGCTGCTGGTGTTACTGGTGCCGTTACAACTGGTGTTGCAGCCGATGGTTGTTTTACTGCAGGTTCTGCAGCTGGTGTTACTGGTGGTGTTACAACTGGTGTTGCAGCTGGAAGAGGAGTTTCAGCTGGCTGCGCCGGAGGAGGTGGCGCCGAGGGAGGTGAAGTTGTTACTGGTGTTGCTGCAGGTGGTGCCGGTGGTGCAGCTGTAGTTGTTTTTGTAGGCGTTGGCGGTGGTTCTGTAGCTGGTGGAGGTGTAGGAACTGGAGCTGGCGCTGAAAGAGTTGCTGCTGTCTCTGGTTTTGCTACTGGGGCTGCAGCTGGAGTTAATGGTTGTGTTACTGCAGGCGCTGCAGCTGGTTGAGGTATTGTCTCTGGTGCTGGAGGAGGTTCTACTACTGGTTTCGCAGCTGGAGTTTCAGGTATTGATGTAGCAACTGGAGCTGGTGGTTTAGTTGTTGGTTGTGCTACCACTGGTGTAGCATCTGGTGAAGCTGGTGGTGGTGCTACAATTGGCTCTTTTATTGCTGGTGTAACTGCTGACGGCGGTGGTACGGGAGTTACAGCTGTAGTTTGAGCTGGAGCAGCTGGCACAGCTGGCGCAACAGCTGTTGACGCTGTTGGGGGAATTTTTATTGGCTGTGTTGTTGGTGATTCAGGCGTTGCCGGAATAGTTGGAGCTGCCGGCTGAGTTGATGGTTGTGTAACCACTGGTGAAACTGCTGGTTCAGGTAACCTAGCAGCTGCTGTTACTTCCGGTGTTGATGGCGTAGACGTTGGAGCTATTGGAACAGGTGGAGCTGTTGGTGGAATTGACTGTACTGCTGGCGCAGCTGCTGGCGCTGTGGGAGCTGCAGCTGTCGGGGAAATTGCTGGCGTTGCTACTGGCGCGGCTGTTTGTGGTGTTACTACCGGTGCAGGTGGTGTTGCTGGAACAGGTGGAGCTGTTGGAGTTGCTGGTTGATTGACCGTGACTGGAGCCGATGGTTGTTGAATTCTAGACGCATCGGTTTCTGATACTGGATGATTTCGATTGTAGTTATCTAGAGCTATCCTAGTGTTTTCAACTCTTCTGATATTAATATTTGTATTATTTCGTCTAAGATCACGCTGAGCTTGCGCATGAGCTTCAATAAGACGTTGCCTCTGAGGATCTTCTAGATTTTCCGTAAGTCCAGCCTGTTCTCTTCTTCTTTCAGACTGTGCTTCCTGTTGTTGAATTACTGGTTGTTCTGCTTGAGGGACATTTTGAGTATCACCCATCTGGCTAACGTCGCCAAGATTTTCTCTAGCAGCTTCTTGTTGACGTTCAGCAGTTGCTATTTCTTCTGGGCTTGGTAGAGGTGGTGCTGGAGTTTGATCTTCGTCTTCATCATCGTCCTGTTCGTTTTCTGGCAAAGAGTTAAATTCTCGCCAAAGTTGAATCAGAGCATAAACGTCCGAAAAGGTTAGACCGATAGTAACTGCTGCAGCAAGCCATCCGGCAACAGGAATTGTAGCTAAACTCGCGCTCGCGGCTAACTTAACTCCTACTCTACCGAAAAGCGCAGCCGATCTTCTACGAGCAAATCTCATAAACTTAGACCAGCGAGATCTAGGTCTCGTGTTTGGTCTTTGTCGATTCTCGGCAGGAGGAGTTGGTTTTTGCTGACGTTCTGGTCTATCTAATCCAGGAAGATCTGGGATATTTGGTCCATTATCGCCACCAACAAGAGCTCCACCAAGAGCGCCCAATCCTGGTAATAATGAAGAGGGTTGAGGATTGGATGATCTTTTTAGTCCAGAAAGAATCTGTTCTAGTAATTGATTCTGTCTGCTTTGAGCATCGATAATCGCATTGAACGTATCATTGTTTTTGCTAAATGTAGCATCCAATGATGTTCTGGTTCTTTTAGAATCGTATTCTTCTCTGTCAGTTTTAGAACCAGGAACTTTATTGAGAATCCTACCAAGAGTAGGAAACATTTTATTGAACGCAGCAGATCCAAGTCTCGTTGCTGCGCGCGCAGCTCCACTAGCAACTGATGATACTCTATTTGCTGCTGGTAGAGCTCTTTTTGCCATTACGATCTACCTGCAATCTTTTCTTGACCGCGTGTCCAAGCAGCTACACCAAGAATAGCACCGAATGCCATATGAATCAGACCACCGTTTGACAAAGTCAAAGGCTGCCAGGTTGTGTATGGAAAATCCACACCTACGACATTTCTGAATATCGGTAGGATAATAGAGAGAAGCGGAAATAATATGAAATCAAATGCGCAGATAGCCATATACAGCCAACCCATCGCTGGACGCCAATATGCTTTAGCCCAGTGATCATTTTGTTTTGCTATCTGATCTTTTGCTATCATAGAATCGATCTCAGCCTGCGCCAGACCGACTGCTGGGTTCATCTGTGTTTGAGATGAACCATATCCTCCTCCGAAAGCACCCACAGGAATTCGAGATGAGTTATTGATCGCTCTCACTTCATCCTGCGCAGGTCTCGGGAAACTATTGTCGTCATCCGGATCCGGCATTGCAAATCTAGGCATTCTTTCTCCTGTGCTCTTCAAGCTCTTTTAGATATTGCAGGAGCATTTCAATAAAGATGTCACGTTCGAACGGATAAAGATTTTCAATATCTGCAACAGAATATTTATGGTGTTGAACCAGTGAGAATATGGAAACGTAGTAATTCTCTAGAGTATTATGGTTCAATCCAACGTAAAAAAATCCGCGAGCGTTGTTAGCTCAATCACCCTATTGTTGTCATTCTTATTCTTATATTCGATCTTATAATACAACTTGGGAACATTGGACATAAAGTTTTGAATTTTTTGAAAAACATCAACACCAACATCGTCAAGGAACTGTTCGATTTCTTTCTTGGTGTAGTCCGATGGATCGAAAATATCGTCACCATCGTAGATCTTATCGATACAACGAACAATCAATTCGTAAAATGCATCGTCGCCTGATTTCAAAAACTCTTTGTCATCAAACAAAGATGCTGGCGGATAACGCATCTGAATTCCCATGTCGTCAGTGATCTTTACGACCCTCTCAACCTTCTCTGGAAACTTGACTTCGATTTCTTTCAGATCAATTTCAAAATTGTATAGCTCTTGATCTTCGTTGTCTCGGTAAGAAACCTTCACGACGTTATTGACAGACACAGATCTCAGCTGAATGAAAAGATACTCTAGATCGAAAATAGCCAGCTTGTCAACGTCGAATGAATCATTGATAGCGCAGTTGTTTACGACCTGTTTGATTGCTCTTAACATATCACCTGAATCTTCCGATGCCTTAGCCATCAACAGAAGCTTCTCTTCTTTGACTAGGAACGGGCGGAAAGGCTCTACTTTCTTACGATCGAAACCAGATGATGGAATATGAAATTCGTAAATTGGGTGTTTAATTTTAGGTAGTGGCATAATATAACTCCATTGTTAATGTTTATCGACCAGCGGCTCCGCCAGCTATGTTGTTTTCCGCCTGTTCAAGACTTTCGAATACTATTTGTTGCTCTGGCGAATAAAACCCGTTATTTCTTCCTCGTTGAGCGAAATTTTCTTTACGTCGCTGTTGAGCTTCAGCATTGAATCCTCCAGGATTAATTCTACCTTCATCTCGCATTCTTGGCGATTCGATTGGATTAGGAACTACTTGTGCTGTTTGTCCAGGACCTATAGTTTCACGAGAGTCATATACACCAATATTATAACCACTGTAAAACCATTCTCTGAATGAAAATCTTACACTGAATTCATACAGACGATTATTTTCGCTCCATAACAAACTAACATCACTCAACGAAATCGGAAAAGCTTCTTTCAAAATGATAGCGTTGGTTTGACGACCGGCATTATCAAAAACAAATATTTCAATATTTGTCTGATAGTATTTTTTGTATTCAACTTTATAACTAGGTTCATTTCCCCCACTCACTCCAGTATAGTCAAATATTCCGTTCATCCATTTCGCAAAATACTTCCAAATATAATTACCATTCGTATCAAGGAAGTTGATATCAACATCCGTGAAGTTAACATTGGTTGGAAATTTCTGTGATGGACCCACACCATAGCGTGAAACATTTTGAGTGTCTAAATCGACTCCAGGAACTTTTACTGAGTTCGCTCTGTATTCGATTGATCTTTGCACTACTTCAAACCCATCTCGCAAAATTATAGGTGGTGGGATTCTTACGATGAATTTGTTAGTTTGAACAGTTCCGCTGTCATTTATGTGAGCCGAAAATCTTGCGATGTTGAACATTAGATCATTTCTCTCGACTCGCGCCAGACTTTGTCCTTGGTCGCTTTTCTGAATTGTTCTGTCGGTAGCATCAGCGCTGAATCCCAGTTGGTAGGTTCAATATTTAGGTAATTGCTTGCAACTTGTTCCCACAGATAATACTTTAGACATGGCTTGAACCAGCGATATTTCGAAGCAGAAGATAAGATATGATAGGAGATCTTAAGCTTGGTTGTGTCATTGTATTTTGTATTGTTGATCGTTTGATACAGAGAATCCATAAGCTTCGCGCGCAGCACAGGCGGGAGATAATGCAGATTGATTCCCATGAACCCATTGTCTTTGAAATCAACAAGGAAGATCAGCGGAAACAAATCGTAGTAAGGAAGTGTCTGTTTGTGTTTCGGATCGTAGAAGAACGTATACATTTTACCAATAGACTTCTGGTCTAGAGTAGTCTTGATGTTCTGTTTGTCATTCATCATACGACGACGGTTGACATTACGAACGTCCTGTGCAGCTTGTCTAAACCAATCGCGCGCGTCCTCGATATCGGATCTGTCTATACCTTCTGCTCTGCCGCGCTGCGATAGTTGTTGAAAAATGTATGAAGTCATTTACCGTAGATTTCTTTCTCTGTCATGATGACGAACTTCCAGCCTTTGTCTTTACAGTATTCTTCGGCAGCTGCCCACTTGGCGGAGTTTACTCCCCATGTAAAGACTTCATTCAGGTATCGCTTCGTCACCGTTGATTGTTTCTTAGGCTCGACTGTCTGCGCTTTCGGTTTGACTTCGATCAGCATCGTCTCGCTCAATCCCTGTCTGTTCTTTGTATTTATAAGAAAATCCGGGAAGTAACGATGCATTTTTCCATCGACCGGTGAACGATAAGGTATGATTGTTTCTTCTGACTTCCACCATACAACATCCTGATGCTGGTCGAAGTGAGTCATCAAGCGAAGCTCCCAACTAGATCGATACACGATATTGGTCGGGTCGCCTTTGTATTTTTTCGGGTTTCTTGGTTTGAAATAGCCTTGTGTGTACTTTGCCATCTTCTCAATTTCATTATAAATAGAAGCAACCAGTATTTATCAAAGGTAAACTAGGAATGTCGGGAACGGGAAACCAACCAAGAAATACACCAACGAATTTAGCGGATGTAGCTGCAAGAGTTGGATTATCAGCAAATAGAATATCAGCTGCTAAGGGTTTAGCAGTTGCTGCGATAGCAGTTTATACAACTGAGGATGCTCGTAGGTTGTATAACAGAAGAGCTGGAATGGCTAACCAATTTCAAAATCAGATAGTGTTCCCCTCAGATCTCGTCCAATCTAATAGAGATTTTTATATTTCTTTCAATTTTCAGGAATACAAAAAAAGATCAATTAATGATTCTCCATTTTTGAGATCTGAAGGAACAGTTCGTTTACCTTTACCAAGTAATTTGAAAGATAACTTGAACGTTTCTTATGCAGCTGAACCACTCGGACCTGCCGTTGGCGCTGCTTTGGAATCGGCTGTTGGAACTGGTCCTTCCGCTACGGGCGAAGCTGGATTAACACAAGGATTAGGAAGAATAGTTGGAGCAGGCGCATCATTTATAGAAGGCACTGCAGTTGCAGCTGTTCAATCAGCTGCCCCACAAGCTTCAGCTGTAGCATCTGCTTATTCCGGGATGGCTGTAAATCCTTTTCAAACAGTTTTGTTTAAACAACCTACTTTCAAGAAACATAATTTTTCCTGGAAACTTATGCCTAAAGACGAAGTAGAATCAGGTAAAATAAGGGATTTGGTTAGAAAATTTCAATTTCATACTTCTCCTGGGGTCTCAGAAGGTAATGGATTGTTTTTTACCTTTCCGAGTATGGTTATTGTAAGTTTGTTTCCTTCTAGCGAATTCCTTTACAGATTCAAACCTTGTGTTATCGAAAGCGTAGACGTTAATTATGCTGCTGGATCTGGTCCTTCATTCTTCAAACGTTCTCAGGCTCCGACAGCTGTGACATTAAGCATTCAGATGCAAGAAATTGAATACTGGACTAACAATGATTTCGAAGAAAGCTCTTTTAACGATATTGCTGCTATAACTCGAAATATTAGATTGTTAACTCCACCACCAGCGCCTGGAGAAGATCCTAATCGCTAATGAGGATTAAAATAAATGGCTGAGAAATACTTCGAAAAATTCCCGATAATCCAATACGCGAACAACTACGTCCGTAACATCACGGAGCGCGCAGCTGTTCTCAATACCGTTTACAACAGCCCTGTGTTATATTATCCGTATGATATTGGGGAAGGAGAAAGACCCGATAACATCGCTGATCGTTATTATAATGATCAGTATATGGGCTGGATTCTATATCTCACGAACAAGGTCGTTGACCCTTACTATGACTGGTACATTGATCAAACGACTTTCAAAGACTTCATAGTGAAGAAATATGGTTCGTATGTTAATGCAGTAACCAAGGTCAAGTATTACAGAAACAATTGGTATTCCTATCCGGACCCAATCTCGAATCTGCAGTTCAATTCGATCACCGAAACATTGAAGAAATTCTACGAACCTATTTACAGTGACATCTATCAGTCAACCACTCCTCTAGGTTATAAGAGAAAACCAATAGACTGGAAGAGATCGACCAATAATGTTGTTAGTTACAATGTAGATGGAACAGACTATATAACTGATGAGATTGTCAATGTGTACCGCAATTCAACGTTGATCGGTAGCGGTCAGGTTTGCGGCAAGTCGACAACATCCCTTACGATACAACACACCTCAGGAATTGCGACCGAAGACACCGGCATCAATACAATGACCGTTGTTGGTAAAGAAAGCAATGAGAGCAAAGTGTATACGAATGCTACGCTTCTTGTTGGCAACATACCATCAGAGGAACTGAATTACTGGGATCCCGTTTACCTTTATGACTATGAAAACGAGATCAACGAGAGAAATAAAACCATTCAAGTTCTGAAAAGCGATTATTCCGGTAAGCTCGCCAAAGAACTGAAAACTCTATTGAGGTAATATGTCAGGTAGTTTGTCTATTGGCGATGTTCTTGTATCTAATCTGATTGTAACTTCTCAGCGCGGAAGCCTCAATCTAACCAGATCGTTTGTGTCTGCATCTATCTACGAGAGTATCTTTACTCCTGGTGTAGTGTGTGATATTACGGTTTTGGATACGCAAGATATTATTGGTAATCTGAGATTGCTTGGTGACGAGACTTGCACATTCACGTTCAAAAGCCCAAACCTCAAAGAAGCCAACTACACTTTTGCTCTATATGAGATCGGCGATCAGCAACAGCTGGATAGCCAGAGAGCGAAAACATATGTTCTGAAGTGTGTGTCTGAAGAAGCAATGTACGCCAAGACTAACTACGTACAGAAAAGCTATAATGATATTTGCTCAAACATGGTCAAGGACATATGTGACAAATATCTATTCACTAAAAAAAGAATTGAGGTCGAAGAGACCAGAGGTAATCAGAACGTTCTAGTTCCTCACAAGAGTCCATTCGAAGCAATCAAAATGATCAGAGCCAGATCGGTTTCAACAGAAGAGAATCGTTCGTCATCGTATGTGTTTTTTGAAACAAGAGAAAACGAAGAGCAGCTACTGAGGTTCTGTACGATTGAATCTAGATTTGCGACAGAGCCTGTAAAAGAGTTCAAGCAGTCTGGCGCTATCAATATCAACTCATTGAGTAATGAACAAGACAATAACATTCTGTCGTTTTCTATTCCGCAGCAGCTTTCTTCTATTGATCGTATCACGTTTGGTGGACCACGAAGAGTAACGTCTTTCAACTTTACTACCTGGCAGTTCGAAACGAAGGATGTTCAAACTTCTGATACTAGCTACAAAGACGGTGGTAAAGGAACTGATGTTTCAACCGGATTCATAAATCGTTATTTCAATGCTAGAATCCCACCGCAATCTCTGATTCCTATCGACGTGTCACAAAGAGCTGTTACTCACATCCCAGAATCAACTGCTGACTTCCAGGCATACATAGCTCAATTATTACAAAATGCATTGAAGATAAGAGTTCCTGGCGATACTCAGCTAACAGCTGGAGTGACGATTAATTGCACTCTGCCGAATAGATCGGCGACCACTAATAATATGCAGGAAGACCCTCTAATGTCTGGTAAGTTTTTGATTTCGCGAATACATCATAAAATTGGTTTGGTTCAGGAGAAACCTAGATATACTTGTATCATTGAAGCATTGAAGGGTAGATTTGAGGAGGGACTATGACAGATCGTAATTTTGGTCAAGTATCGGCTATTTTCATTGCTGCAGTAGTTAGTGTTCATGACCCGCATCAATCAGGTAGAGTAAAAGTTAGAATCTACGGTCGTCACGATGATACGACGAATATACCTGATGATGCTTTACCCTGGGCGCAGGTTGTTCAGCCTGTAACCTCAGCCGCTAACGGTCGCATGGGAACTGCTCCCGTCGGTCTTGTAGTTGGCTCGCGAGTATTTGGACAATGGGCTGATGCTGATCATCAGCTTCCTATTATTCTTGGTGCTGTTGGTAGAGCCGGAGATCCTGTAGAGGGTCAAACTACTGGTGGCGCGCCAACGATCGATACAGCCACAGGAAGCATACCTCCTGGGAGCCAGGGCAATCCAAATAATCCGTACACAACACTGAATGAAAACAGAGTAAGTATTTCGGATATCGATTCTGGTCAGACTGATATTATAGCTGTTAGTAATACAACTGGTGGAGTATTGACTAGCCTTGTAGAAAGAAATATGGCTAATCCTACATTGCCTACAGTAGCTTCTTATGACAAAAATAGTAACATGAATGTATTGAACATAATCAATGCCGTTGATCCCGTGGGTTCACTTGCTTCGCTTCCTTGTTTAAACAATAATTTAATTTCTATGACCTCTATTATAAATTTACTTGGTAGCACAGTTCAAGGTGTTGTTTCTGGAGTCGTCAAGACAGCTGTGCAGGCAATGAGAAATGCTCTTTTACAATTAGCTCAAAGGATTGGGTTGTTCAAGCTCCTTGGTATGTTAAATGCTGCTGTATCTAACGTTAAAGAAGTTCAGAAACTTATTAATTCATTGAATGTTCGAGTGTGCGGCGTAAATCTTATTAATCAGGGAGTGTTTGATACAGCCAACTATGCAATTGCTTCCGTGGTTGGTGGATTGAATTCAGCTGTTGGGGCGATAACTGGTGGCATCAATAACGTTATAAATACTACCACAGGAGCGGTTACTGCGGCTGGCGCTTCTATAACAGGCACTGTTAATTCTAGATTGAATTCACTGATAAGGTCGGTTCCTTTACCTCCCGCTGTTTCAGTGTCGACAGCGACATCACCAAGACCAAGTTCAATTTATACGTTATCTGTTGCACCCGAAGGATACATTCAGCAGTATTATACAGTTGATAACGACCCTTATCCAGGATTCATTGAATGGAAAGATCCGAACGGAACCAGTCCTTCCGTTTATACTCCAAGAAATGGAGAGCCGAATTATTCTAGTGCAGAAGAACATACTACTTTCGCAGCCCAGAATCAATTCACTTCAACCATCGGTAATACATTACTGAGCGGGCAGCCTCTCTCTTTTGATACACTATCAAAAGCAGTATCAGGTAGTTTAAACTTTACAGAGGCATTTGGTGTTTCTAAAGCTTTAGGTGCTGGTGGAAGTGCCGCTAAAATGGCTGGAGTTGCAGCTGCTCTTATTCCAACCATCGTTTCTTCAATTAGCACGGCATTTCAACCTAACATAAGTCAAGCCGAATACACAGGAAGCGATGCTAGGGAATCCATGGATGAATTTGTAAACGCGCAAACAATATTAGCGAGACAAAATGCATTGGCTCTCGCCGGTTTGAATAGAGGATAATCATGTCAGACGCAAATAATAGACGCCATCCGGAATCTACATTCGAAGCCGAATATCCGTATAATCAATCAACGATTACACGAAGTGGGCATGAGATACATGTAAATGATACTCCGGATAAAGAAAGTCTAAGAGTTGCTCATACTAAAGGTTCTTATGTAGAAATTGATAAAGCAGGAAGAACAGTAGTCAACTCAGTTGGTAAAGCATATTATTATATGTGTGATGGATTTTCAACAACCGTTGATGGTCATTATGATGTTAAAGTAAAGGGAGTGATGAATGTCAATGTTGATGGTTCTGTTAGCGAACAAACTGAAGGCAACAGATATATGGCAGCGGGAGAAAATTTTCAATTTCTCGTGGGCGGCGCATTAACAGAGGCAATTGCCGGAGATAAATTTGACACGGTCAATGGTGATACCACAATTTCAGTTAAAGGATCAGAGCGTAAAAACATTGGTGCTAAATCTGTAACAAATTATGTTGGACCTAAGACAGAAGTATTAAATAGCAATTGGTCCGTAAATTCAGCTGGCAATATTGAAGTTATCAGTAAAGGCAACATAAGATTCGTTTGTAAAAATTTCGAAGTTTTGGCTGAAACAATAACGTTAAAAACAAAATCCGGTGATGTGACTATTGATTCTCAAGGTCAAGTTCTGTCGACATCTCAAAGTAAGACTGAGATTCAAGGATCTAACATAAATATTCTATCTTCCGGTCAGACTGAGATTACATCTTCCGGACAAACAACAATTGTTGGCAATCCGCTTAATCTTAACCCATAAGGATAATACATGGCTGGTATATGTGTAGACGGAGATTATGCTGGGGGTACTATAATTGGGAGCTCCTCCAATGTTTTTGCTCACGGCAGAAGAATAGCTTTGGTAGGGGACACAGTGACTCCTCATGGTAGATCTCCTCACAACAGCGCTGTGATGGTCAGTTCATCAAGCAAAGTATTAGTTAATGGAAGGGGTGTAGTTAGATCCGGCGACGTCGCATCTTGTGGGCACACGGCTAGTTCTTCAATTTCAGATATATCTGCAGGATAATCAAATGTCAACAAGATCCGATTACTTCACCCAAACAAGAGTTACACCAGATCTGTTCTCGGATTTTCTTGATGACCTGACTCCACATCCAATCACCAAAGATCTTGGTCGTGTAAAAAACGAACAGTCAATCAAGCAGGCACTAAAGAACATCATTTTAACCAATCTAGGCGAAAGACCATTCCAGCCTAATATCGGTTCGGATGTGTATGCTTCCTTGTTCGAGCCTAACGATATTATCATGGAAGAAAACCTAAGATTCGCTATTCAGAATGCAATTCGTTTCCACGAGCCAAGAGTCAATCTGATTGAAGTTCGGGTTACTTCTTTTAGTGAAGAGGATCGAGTAGCTATCAATCTTATATTTTCAATAATAAATAGTATAGAAGTACAAAGTGTAAACCTGTTCCTAAGAAGAGTGCGCTAAATGGCAAATAACTCAATCAGTCTGGTGAATCTAGATTTCGATAGTCTAAAAGCAAATCTGAAGACGTATCTGAAATCCCAGGCGCAGTTTGCTGATTATGACTTCGATGGTTCGAATATGTCAGTGCTGCTTGACATACTAACCTACAACACACACCTGAATGCGTTCTATATGAACATGGCTGTATCAGAAATGTTCCTTGACTCGGCTCAGCTTCGTAACAGCATTATCTCTAGAGCTAAAGAACTAAACTACATCCCGAGATCCGCCAAGTCATCAGAAGCGAAGATAAACGTAAAGTTCCCACAGTCTGGTCTTGCAACTCTTACAATTCCATCAGCAACCAAATTTACTGGCAAATCAGGTAATGGCACGTTTACCTATACAACAGACCAGTCTTATGTAATTTATCCTACTGGTGGGTATTTCACAGCTAATCTAAACATCTACGAAGGTGTTTACATCTCTGATGCGTTCGTAGTAGATAATTCTACAGAAGCTCAACGTTTCGTTATGACCAACGATAACATTGACACCGATTCGATGATTGTTCTTGTTTCGGAAAATGATGGGCAGACGAATACTTACTTCAATGCAGCCGAAAACCTCTACGGTCTTACTTCAAACTCCGAAATTTACTTCCTACAGGCTACAGAAGATACTCGTTATGAGGTTGTTTTCGGAGATGGAGTTTTTGGTAAAAAACCACTAAACAATTCTCTGGTCTATGTGACATACAGAACATGCGCAGGTTCTTTTTCTGACGGTTCTACAAATTTTACACTAGATGATAATCTAGGGTTGATAAACGGTCTAGGTAGTTTTCTTAGCCCAACTATTACTGTATTCGGTTCAGGAAGTTCTGGTGGAGCGAATGCCGAGACGTTAGACTCTATTAGATACAATGCACCAAGACATTATCAGACTCAGGGTAGAGCTATAACAGCAAATGATTTCAGGAACTTGGTTCTAAATAATTTCGTGAATGTAAAAACATTGAATGTATTCGGTGGTGAGATTTCGGCTAATTCAGTTGATTACGGTAAAGTTTTCATAGCGCCAGCAACTTATTCCGGAGCTCCTCTTTCCGATCTAGACAAACAAACCATCGAGACATATCTAAAAGACAAATGCACTTTAGGAATTAAACCTAAAATCATCGATCCGGATTATCTGTTTCTTATGGTTTCTACTACAGTAAGATACACAAGCGCATCGACGATTAAAACTGCAACTGACATCAAATCGGTTGTAAATCAAGCGATTAAAAATTACAACACAACGTATCTAATCGAATTCAACACCTCATTCAAACTCTCGAGGTTAGAAGCTGCGGTCAATGATTCTGATCCGAGCATCACTAGTAATGAAACTTATATCGTCTTAAGAAAAGATGCTAATCCTGTTCTGAATACAGAAGTCGATATCGAACTAAATTATCAAAATGAAATTTCAGCCGGAACTTTTTCGTCAACTTTATTCGAGAGCAACGGCAGAAGGTATCAATATACGGATTACAATCCATCAAATAAAACTTTAGTCTTTTCACAGCTTCCCAACGGTAAAGTGCAAGTTAACAACTTATCGAAAGTTGTTTACTTAAAGGATGTTACGAATCCTGGATACGAAAATTACAATAATGGTGGAGAAATAAATTACATGAGTGGAGAGATTACACTTAACAGAATCAACATTAGCAAATTTATTAATTCTTCCTCGATTCAATTTTTTGCTACACCAAAAAATTTAGACATTAATGCCAAAAATAAAGATCTTATACAAATTGATTTAGAGAACATTTCAATTGATGTAATGGCAGTCTAATGACTATTAATAAATTTGTATCTCCATTCATTCCGCAGCAGTTCCCTGCCTTCTATAAGGAAGAAGGACCGAACTTCATCACTTTCGTAAAGGCATACTACGAATGGCTTGAATCGCCGAGTAATCCTTTATATCATGCAAGATCGTTATTAAACTATTCAGACATCGATGAAACCGAAGCAGAGTTCGTTAAGTATTTTAAAAACACTTACATGAATTCGCTCCCGGAGTCTGTCTTGGCTGATAAGAGACTACTTGTAAAACACATACTCGATCTTTACAGATCAAAGGGCACTCCGCGCGCGTACGAACTGCTGTTTAGAATTATCTTTAATGAGGCGATCGAGATCTACATCCCTGGCGATTTTATTCTAAAACCTTCAGATGGAGAGTGGGTTGTTCCTAGGTATATTGAAATTTCTGACAGTGATTATCTAGAGAACCTCATCGGCAAACAAATTTACAATAGTAGCGATAGCGCAACGGCTGTTGTTGAATCAGTAAACCAGAAAATTGTCAGCGATCGTTTTATGCACGTTCTATATCTTTCTTCTGTAAAAGGTAGATTCAAATATGGCGAGAAAATCCTTTCGCAATCAGTTCCCGAAATAACTCTAGCCAATGCTCCTGTTGTTTTGGGTTCTTTGACGGCTGTGGCTATTGATAATGGCGGATTGGGATTTAGAAAAGGTGACATATTAGATATAACAGGAACAGGCGTAAACGGTAAAGCAAGAGTCGCAGCAGTTAGAGACGAAAATGGTAAAGTTCAATTTGAGCTAATCAATGGCGGTAGCGGATACAGCCTAAACGCAGTAGTCACAGTTGCCACTTCTCTTGATCTTTTCATCTCGAACACTATTGGTAATTTTTCCATAAACGATGTATTAACCAGTTCAAATACCTCGGCTAATGCAATTATTAGATTCTCGAATAGCTCATATGTGAAGACGACTGACTTTAGTTCTAATCTTAGCTTCTACGTAGGTGATAATGTTACAAACGGAAATGGCGCTTCTGCGACAATTTTGAGCGTTGCCGGTGGCGGTGGTGCTAGAGCTAACTTTAAAGTAGGTGGTCTGGTAAATCGCGAAATCATATACCTCAATACAGATTATATCTACAGTTATTTGAGCGCGAATCTTACATCTAACTGGTACTTTCCGAAAAATCCTGTAGCGAATCTGGCTTCTAAAATTTATGACACCCTTTCGTTCGTAAGTATAGAAGCAGGAACAATTTCTTTCTTATCACAAATTAATCCTGGTGTTGGTTATTCTTCAAATCCTTATATTGACATAATAGAGCCTAACGTCGCAGCTCAAAGAATTCCTGACGGTTTTGGTGGAATCAAAGGTCATAATGCTATTGTTGATTCGGTAGTTACATCTGCTCAAGGTGTAGCTCTAGCTGTCGAGGTTACTGACTCTGGGTTTGGGTTTTCTCCAGGAGGTACAGTTTTCTTAACCACTCCATTCAACCAAGGCGTAGTTGTCACCGGTTCTGCTATTGTTGAAGTTGATGGAAAAGGAACTGGATACTCCAGAAATAATAATGGATTTCTGAGCGATATTATTAAGATACAAGACAGCTACTACTATCAGAAATTCTCTTATGAAATTCTGGTAAATAAGATGTTTGATCTATATAAAGGATTGGTTCTAGATCTAATTCATCCATCAGGTTTGGCTCTTTTCGGAAGATTCAGACTTAACACCGAACTGATGTCAGATCAATCAGAACCGGAAACTTTTACAAAAACAAAATACGATATTTTCGTTGCTGCAGCCAATCAGACTTCGTTTACTCCACAAACTGGTTATACAGCTGGTAATTTAGATGTCTACCGAAATTATAAAATTATAGCGAACACGTCGTATGCAAATAATACCGCAGATGTATTAACAGTTACGAACGCAAACACTTATATCGATGTGGATAATCTGATTTACTATAGCGTTCCTACCGGTAATATAGCAATTTCTAATTTAACAGGCAATACGTATTACTACGTTACGTTTTCAAATTCGAGCTCGATTGCGCTGTCAACCACTATAGGAGGAACCAACGCAAATATTTTGGAAACAAGAACTGGGGCTGGAGAAATTCATGAATTTAAAGGTATCAAATTATCAAATTCTGAATTTACTGCAACAAACGGGGTTTCAGTAGTATTGAATTCCGCAGCTGCTATAAATGATATTATTGAAATTCGTGCTTATTCTTAAAAAAACAATCGTAAAAATCATATAAATAGTAAAAAGGCAGCTGGGTGAACTGATGGCAATACTTACGATCAATCATTACATTAATCAAGCAAATGGTTTTATTTCCGATATCGAGAATAACAAAAATAATTACTATTTGTTTGTAGGGAAATCACAACCTTGGGGTACCAATGGTGATTATGTGGCGATTGCATCGAACAATTCTGTAGCTCAGGTTGAGCAAACTTTGTATAGCGAAATATTGTATGGTAAGCTTATAAGAGATGAAGATATAATCAGTCTGATACCTCGACACAACTGGACCACAAACACCGTTTACGATGCCTATGACCAAAATGATGCCGATCTTTACGACAAAATATTTTACGTAGTCACCGACAAATACGAAGTATACAAGTGTATCGACAACAATAACAGAGCTCAGTCCTACGTTAAGCCAACTTTAACGTCAACATCAGGAACGTTTAAGACTGGGGATGGATACGTATGGAGATACATGTATAGTATCGACTCTTATTCGAACACCAAATTCACTACAATTAATTACGTTCCTGTTAGTACGAACGCAGCGGTTAGAGGGAACACAAGCCCAGGTTCTATCGATGTGATGAGAATCACAGATGGTGGTAATAGCTACTTTGTTTATGAGACAGGTTTCATAAACAGTATGGTTAACAGATACATCGTTCAGCTCCCGCAGACAGCTTCTAACACCGACAATTATTACGTAAACTCTTCTATCTATTTGAAGTCAGGATTCGGCGCAGGGCAGATTCGTGAAATTCAATCATCAAACGGTGTTTCGAAACAAATTATTGTTGATTCACCATTTGAAACTTTCATAAAATTAGATCTTGCAAATATTGTGGGTACAGTCGCGACTGGTTATTACGTTGATCAACCTTACGACATTGTAGATTACTTTTACACTCAAGGTTATTTCAATACTGGCGGAACAGTAACACAGTCCGACACCGGAACTTCCGGTAAAGTTCTGGCTGCTAACACTTCGGTTTTGCAGGTAACGAGATATGTGTATGATAAGCTTTTCCAGACCGGTCTGCCTATTATCGACACAACGTATTCTGGAGTTGTAAAAACAGGAACTGTATCGGTTGCTAATCTCGGAGCTTGTAATATTGCTTTCGTCACTTCGAATGGTTCTGGTTATACATCCAACGCTACAGTAACAATCACAGCTAATGGTACTGGATCTGGAGCAGCTGCTAATGCTCAGGCTAATAGCACTGGTAAGATTTCCACTATCAATATTACGGCAGTAGGTAATTCTTATTTCAAAGCTCCAACTCTTACAATATCGGCTCCAGTAGCACAGACATTCAACTCTAATACTGCAGTAACTAATGGCACAGGTAGTGGTTCAAATAACGTTATCAATCTTACTCGTTTGGACAATATTTCTTTGTCAGGAGGAACCGCTCTTGGGTATGACAATAACGATATCATAACGGTTAAATCGGCAACAACCAACGCCACCGTCACTTTTACGACAAACACAACAGGTGGTAGTCTCACGTTTACAATCGCGAATACGGGCGCAGGTTTTGCTTTATCGGGAACTATTCCAGTATCAAATATAGCTATCACTAACTCAACTGGTGGAACAGCTGCTGGTAATACGACCGTAACTTATTTGGTCGCAAACGTAACTTCTGCCACAGCTTTTTATACCGCCAACGATCTAATAACTTATACAGTAGCAACTGGTAATACGGCTATTGGTGGGCTTACTTCGGGTTCGACTTATTACGTCGAATTCGCTAACGCAACTGTAATTGCTCTGAAAGCTTCTCCAACTGGTTCACGTATTGCTCTAACAAAAGGTGCGAACCAAACAGGTCACAGCCTTCAAGGACAAACAGCTTCAGCTATTATGTACTGTGATAATCAGATCATCCGTGGTTCTGGAACGCAACTCAACGACTCAGCTAATGGTTATTCTAATAATGAATACATTCGTATCGGCGCAAACACTACTAGTAATATCCGTAGAGTTGTTAACACCGTAAACACGACTGCTCTTATCGTCAGCCAGCCTTTTGACAATTCTTTCTCAGCTTCTGCTAATTCACATTACAAAATGACTGTCGCTGCAGAGCCTGTTTCTATCGTAATTTCTGGATCAAATGGATATGTTTCAAACACAAACTTGAATTCCATTCAAGTCGCTATCTCTAATTCTTACATATCAGGTTTGTATTTTTCTGTTGGTGAGAAAGCTAATATGACTGATATTAGCTTAGTCAATCAAGGCGCCAATGCTATCATTGCATATGCAAACGCAACGACTGTTATTTTATCGGGCGTGAATGGAACTTGGCTAGCCAATAGTGGTGGAACGCAATTTTATGTGAGCGGTGAATCTTCACTGCAACGCGCCAAAATCTCATCAATTCAAAGCAGCCCTAATATTACGCTGAGCAACCCGAATGGAACATTCAAATTGGGTTACCCGGTGAATTTTAAAACTGCAGCCAATTCAGTTTTGTCTAGCGGTAATGCAACCCTGGTAGCTAAGGTATCTTTACCAAACGATCAGACTGAGTATCAAATCGGACCAACCGTAAAGGTGACAGGAGACGGTTCAGATGCTGTTGCGATTGCTGTTGTCAATACAGCTGCTAATTCAAATTACGACATTATTGGTATTGATATTGTAAATCCAGGAACCGGATACACTCAAGCGAACATCTCAATCTACGCTAATACGAACTATGGTGTTGGCGCCAAAGCGAGAGCGATTATCTCCCCTGTATTTGGTCACGGTTATGACTCCGTCGCTGAGCTTGGTGGTAGATACGTTGGAGTTGACATTACGTTCGACACTCTGTCAAATGAAAATCAAGGAATATTAGGATACGGTTCTTACCGAAAAGCTGGTATTCTTCAGAATCCTCAATTTTTAGATATTAGAGTTGGGCTGACTAATTTTGATCGAGTTAATCTGTCTGTTAACTCTTCGGGTAATGCAGTTAACTGGACTCCAGGTGAAGTTGTGTTGCAATCTACAACCAACGCTGCTGGTGTTGTTGTCTACGGAAATTCAACTTTCCTACAGCTGAGGGACGCAAAAGGAACGTTCAATATTTCCAATACAGTCTATGCTTACTATTCTGGATCCTCAGCAAATGTAATCTCTTCTAACACGATATATTTCCCAGTTGGAAATTCTGCGGAAATAACGACTCAGGCAAACTCTGGCGCGACAGGTATAGTTATTTCAGAAGTTAGTAATACCGTTTACTTTATGAGTAATGTTATTGGCCAGTTTGCAGCTGGTGACATTATGTATGATAGTGTTGTAAATGCTTATGCTACTGTTTCGAGTATCTATACAGCCAACGGTACAAAAGACGTTACTTATTCATTCGGAGATCGTTTCAATCAAACTGCAAGAATAACTCTTACTTCAAACACAGGAGCGTTTTCTAACGGAGAATACGTCCAGCAAGAGGTGTCGCTTGCTAAAGGTAGAGTTCTTTCTTCGACGAATGATAAAGATCTAGTGTTTGCTAACCTAGTCGGTTCATTTGCTCCTGGGCAAACTATAACCGACGCAAACACAAATGCTAACGGAATTTGCATTTTTGCTAACTCGACTTATTTGAAATTGACTTGTGTGAGCCAGAATTTAGCATTTGGTGATTCCCGCACAGGTGATGCGCATTTTATAAATAATGGATCAGGAGCAAATGCTATTAGTCAATATGTTTTCCCTGTTCTTGTTTTAGATGATGTTTCAGATGTAAATAATTTCCAGGCTGGATCGAATAACATCAATGGGCTAGTATCAGGCGCTACTGGTATTTGCAACAATCATTTACTAGTAAGAAACCCAGATTTGGTTAGAGATTCAGGAAAATTAATTTATTCGGAAAGTTTCGCACCAGTTACTCGTTCGGCGACTACTAAAGAAGAAATTAAACTGGTAATAAAATTTTAAGAGGGCAAAATGACACTAGAAACGAATCTTTCACTCAAGCCTTATTTTGATGACTATAGAGTAACTAAAAATTTCTATCGAGTACTTTATCGTCCTGCAGCTGCTGTTCAAGCGCGCGAGCTCAATCAGATGCAGACTATTCTGCAAGATCAGATCGACAAGTTTGGTAGACACATTTTTAAAGAAGGCTCAGTTATCGAGGGATGTGGATTCACGTTTGATAATTCTTACAACTACGTAAAAATCAGAGACAATTACGCCAACAACTCTGCCATTTCAAACGTTACCGATTTCTTAAGAAAATCAGTTATCAATTCAAACGGTCTGAGAGCAGGTATTGTTAATGTATACGGGGGTTTTGAATCTAATAATCCGGACCTCAACACTCTTTATCTTAAGTACTTAAACTCTGGTACTTACGCTAACGGTTCAGAACAAACTGCGTTTTCTAATGGTGAAGTACTTCAGATTTTTAATGCTACAAACGTTAATATTGCAAATGTTGTAGTTGCGACGGTTGCTGATTCTGCAGGTAAAGGATACGCTTTTACTACAACTTCAGGTGTTATATTTAAAAAAGGTTTCTTCATTCGTGTCGCGCCTCAGACTCTAGTTGTCTCTAAGTATAACAATGTCCCGGATAATATTTCAGTCGGATTTGAAGCAAACGAAGAAATTATCACGTCTGAAATAGACACTTCCCTTTTAGATAATGCTGCTGGTTCTCCAAACTACGACGCGCCTGGCGCTCATCGTTTGAAACTTATTCCAGTATTGGTTACAAGAGAAACCAGTTCAATAACAAACACAACTTCATCAAACACAACTTCATTTTTCTCTATTTGCGATTTCAAAAACGGATTACCTATATCAATTAAAAACGATCCTCAGTATGCAGCATTAGCTAAAGAGTCAGCTCGTAGAACATATGAAACTAACGGCGACTACGTCGTCAATCCTTTTTTCCTAAGCACAACAAAAAAAATCTCAAATAATGTTGCTAATACAACATACAACAGTATTGTTGCTTCGCCTGGTATCGGATACGTAAAAGGTTACAGAGTCGAATACATCAATAACAATACAGCTGATCTGAGAAAAGGTACTGACTACGCGACTGTTAATAATCAAATTGTTACAGCCACATTTGGTTATTATTTCAATGTTACACAATTTTGTGGTGATTTCAACAATAAAAATGCTACACAAGTTGAGCTCCACAGTGTAGCAAAAACAGCTGTCTCTAATAGAACATTTTTAGCAACATCCTATTCTGCAGACACGAAAATCGGCACTGCTTATGTGCGTGGTATTAATTATTATTCCGGAACTCCTGGTGTCGATGCTGTATACGATTTTTATGTTTTCAATATCACAATGCTACCAGGTCAAAAAATTTCTGATGTCAGAAGCATAATTAATTACAATTCAGGTTTAAAAGCTGTAGCAGACATTATCCTTGATAAAGATTTCAATGGTGTTGATGTAGCCAAGGTTCAAGCTTCTAATTCTGAATTGATGATCTATCCTTTCGGTCAAAATGCGATAAGACCAGAAGGATTCTCTACAACTGCTCAGTATGTGTATAGAAACAGAGTTAACTCCAGCTTTCTAGCAGTCAGTGGAAGTATGTCTCTAACAATACCTGCTGTTGTTGGTACAGGAACAGAGATATTTAATTATGGTACGGGAGTTCTTTCGAATGCTGCAGAAAAATCGTTCATCGTAATACCTTCCGCGAATGGCTATAGTAATACAAAAACAGGTACTGTTTCTATTAATGCAACTTCGGCAAATGTCGTAGGATCTGGTACGACATTTTTGTCTCAGTATCAAGTCGGCGATTATTTTTTATCTTCGGCTAACACAAGAAGAGTTATATCAGTTACTAGCGACACATCTATGACTGTTGATTCAGTGTTTTCTGGATCACCGGCATCTGGTCTTTCGCATCAAAAAGTTTGGCCAGCAGGTGTTCCTATCAATTTTTCTACGGCTTCTAGAAATATTACTATCACTTCCGGAACAACTGCAACTGTCTCGTTGGGCGAAACCAGTAATGCTGACTTCACATCCTCGGTGTATTTCAATACTCTGCGTCTTAACACAGTTCCAATTGCCAAACAAATAAAGAGATCTACTTACGTACGAATCCAGGCTAATACACATTATGCCGGAGTCAATGGTCCTTGGTGCCTCGGCATTCCTGACGTTGTAAAATTAAATGCTGTTTACATTGATGAAACTGGTGCTAATACGTATCTAACTACAAATCTTAACGTTACGAATTCATTTGCTATAAGAAACGGACAGCAAGATTCTTTCTATGGTCTGGCGTATCTTGTTTCGAATAGACCTATTGCCCCAAATTCATCTTTACTTGTATCCATAGATAATTTTGTTGCTTCTCCTTCACAAGGTGTCGGATTCTTCACAGCAGCTTCTTATCCCGTCGACGATGTCAATACATCGAATACATCAACGATTAGAATTTATGAAATACCTCAGTATACATCTTCGATTGGTGAATCGATTGATCTGAGAGATAGTATTGATTTTAGACCCTATGCTCAGAACACTGCTATTTCCAATGCTACAATCATTTCATCATCTTCAATCAACCCTTCGAACACTCTAACTCTACAAACATACGGTGGCGGTGGGGCTTATTTGGTATCACCTGACTCGAATTATATTTCGAGAGTTCAATATTATTACCCGAGAAAAGACAGAATTTCTTTAACAATAGCTGGGCAGATTTTAGTAACCGAAGGAGATCCTTCGCTAGTTCCAGCAGCTCCGAATGAAGTTCCGGGTACTATGACAATCGGTTTTGCGAATATACCTCCGTATCCTTCGCTAACTCCAGATGAAGCCAAAGAATATAATCGCTATGACTATGCTGTCCAAACAACGATATTCCAAACAAAACGTTATACGATGGCGGATATCAACAAACTTTCGAAACGTATTGAAAAATTAGAATATTACACATCGCTATCTCTTCTAGAACAATCAACGAACTCTTTATTAGTTCGCAGCGATTCAACTGGTCTAAATCGATTCAAAAACGGTATTCTCGTAGACCCATTCAAAGATCACTCAATCGGTAATACAAACGACGGTACGTATAATATTTCTATCGATAGAAATGCTTCGGAAGCGAGACCGACGTTTAATCAAAAAATGACTGATCTTTGGTTTGACCAAAATTCTTCTTCTGCAAAATTGTACGGCGATTTAATTTTAATTCCGTTCGTAAGTGTTTTGAATCAAGGTCAAAATTTTGCTTCTAAATACAGAAATTGTATCCAAGGCAATTTGTATAATTATCGTGGAGTGCTGGAGATGAATCCAGTTGGCATCACAGCCCCGGACGTCTTGAAAAGACCAACAATCACCGGCAGTATTGACAATTATACCAATTTTGTTGGTGGCGGATCTTCTTCTAAATTCGGTACTGAGTGGGGTAATTGGACTGATATTGAGAGCGCAAAAGTTGTCAATCAAGACAGTCGAATTAGTTTGACTGCCAGTTCGCAATCAGCTCAGAATTTTAGAAACACAACCACAACCACGTTAGAACAACAACAAAAACGTGTTGGTAGAACTTTTACAGTGTCATCGACTGAATCTACAGTTTCGACAGGCGATTACGTTTCCGACGTTTCTATACAAACATTCGTTCCTTCTAGAGATGTATTCTTTAGAGCTAGAGGTATGAAACCTAACTCGAAGATCTATGCTTTTTTCGACAATGTTGATGTAAACAATCATTGCCTATACATGGGTCCTTATGCTGGTCAAGTAACAAGAGTTGGCGGCGCTTATGAGACTCCAGCTGGAAATTATGTGTACGTTGCTTACGACGGTACTGTCTACGTTCATAATAATAACTGGGGCGGGCAGATATATAGCGACGCTTTTGGCAATGTTTATGGTGTCTTCAAAATTCCACCTAATATATTCAAAAGCGGATCTCTTGAATTCAAACTAACTGATATATCAAATTTGGATTTAGGTCAAGAAAATGTAACAACACAAGCCAGCTATGTGATGTTCTGTTCTGCTCTTTCGGTGCAGTTTAGTAAAACGAATCTGACTGTAAGATCTCCTGTGACTACTACACAAGAAGTAACAGAGTTTCAAACAATACAAAAAAATACAGTTGATATAAAAGAATGGGAAGTGAAACTACCACCTCCTCCTGTTATACCAGATCCTCCGACCCCTGTATTACCTCTTCCTAACACTTTTGTTACGGTCACCCCAAATACAAATATCACTGTTTCCAACAATGTTATCACACCAGTAGTGGTTGAAAACAAACAACCAATCACGGTTGTTGAAGAAGACGTGATTACAATTCAACCGGTTGTTGAAGATGATACGCCATCACAGCCAGCTGGTGGCGGTGGTTTTCCGTCACCCGAATTTTTTGAGCAGCAAGAACAAGAACAAAAAGAAGAACAAAAAGAAGAACAAAAAGAAGACGTAAGTATATCATTACCGGAGCCCCCAAAAGTGGAAGAGCCAACTTATCAGGTTGTAGAGGAAGTAATAATAAGTCCAGAGCCTCCGTATGTCCCACCTACAGTATGTGTATTTCCGGATCCTCCTGTTGTCGTTTATTATCCACCTTATGAGCCGCCTGTACTGGAACCGGTAGCTCCAATAATTGAATATACACCGGTGGAAATAACTTGGGTTTCTGATCCGCAGCCTCCTGTTCATATTGAATATAGAGAAAATGGTGATGGTACAATTATACCATCCGAGGTTCCGTATGTCGCCCCCGATCCAGGCTCTGGTAATGTTACCTATGACAGCGGTTTCGCAGTTATCGATGGATTTGCTCCACGAGACGATGAAGGTAATTACATTGATATAAACATTGATGTAACTGGCGGTGGCAGCGGCGGCGAATAATTAAATTTGTATACATAAATATTATAAAACAGAACGAGAAATAAATGACGAAACCAATTGCTCAAACTTTTATTATTAATGAACCCGAAAAAGGTGTCGATGCGGTTTTCTTGACAAAAGTCGATTTATTTTTTCAAAATAAATCAGACTTTGATGGTGTTGAATTGCAAATAAGAGAAACCGTTAACGGTTATCCTTCTAGCAAAATTGTCCCGTATGGCTCAGTTGTTTTATATCCAACAGCTGTTACATTGAGCCAAGATGGAACCAACGCCACAGCTTTTGATTTCATAACGCCAGT